GAGAAACCAAGCAGAAGCAAGATTCAATTTAAAACTAAGAAATTTTTTCAGCAATATTGGAATAATCATATTGTATATGAAGAGTTCCCAGTCTATGGTTCTCTCATGAAAGTAGATTTATTAAATGCAACAAAACATATTGCAGTTGAAGTAAATGGACAGCAACACGATAGCTTTAATGAATTTTTTCACAATAATTCGAGAATGAATTACCTTCAAAGTATAAAAAGAGACTGTAAAAAAGAGCAATGGTTAGAGAAAAATAATTTTAAACTATTAGAAATATACGAAAAAGATTTAAAGAATTTATCTCCCCAGTTTTTCCTTGACAATTTCGATATAAGTATATTTTAGTGTAAAATTAAGTGTGCAAAAAGACTTTCCGAAGCAATTATTGGAAGCACTTAATGAAAACTCTTTCGGTGGATTTATTTTATTTAATTTTAATGCCGAAGGAGATCCTCAAGTACTCACAAAATTTGATAATCAATTAAATGCGATGGGATTACAACAATATGTTAATTATTGGGCAGAAGCTATAAATACATTAAATATAGATTGTACAATTAAATCGATAGCAAATTCTGGCAAAGGTAAAAGAAAGAAAAAAGATTAGTTGACTTAAAATCAAATACATACTACAATATTATAGTATGCCAATATATTCAGTACAGGTAGAGCGTCATGTTCTAGGTGGGTTAATACGAAATTCAGAAGTCTTCTTTGATGTAGCTAGATTTATATCAGAAAAAGACTTTTACAATGATGTTCATAGCACAATTTTCTCTTGCATTAAAGATGAATTAAATAAGAATAATAAAATAGACAAAGTACTACTTGCTCAAAAGATTAAAAATCTTGGAATTTCTTTTAAAGATGAAATTGATATATTTTCATATATTGATACATTAGCAATGACTCAAATCAATACTCAAGGAACAATGAACGCTTGTAAAGAATTGAGCAAATTGAAAGTAAGAAGAGAATTATTTGAGACAGCAGAAAATGTCAAGAAATATGTTAAAGACAGCGCAGAAGATGGAATTGATAGTATTGTATCAAAAGTCGATGAGATTTATAATAACAAAGTAACTCAATACTATATTGAAGGAGAGCCAGTTAATCTATTTGAAGAAATGGAAAGCATTATAGAAGAAATTGGAAATAATCCAAGAGAAGAAACGGGTTTAAAAACTCCATACAATAACTTTAATAATATGTATGGCGGATTAAAGAATGGAAATATTTACTCTATCGTAAGCAGACCTGGCCAAGGAAAATCAACTTGGTTAAATGATATATGTTATAAAACAGCGAATGTATGTAATAAAAATACAAAAGCTATTATCCTAGATACTGAAATGAGTACTCTAGATACTCAAATGAGACTTGTAGCAAGTATCTCTGGTGTTCCTCTTTGGTATATTGAAACTGGTAATTGGAGAAAGAATCCAGAAATGATTCAAAAAGTTAGAGACGCTTGGCCAAAGGTTAAGAACATGACTCATTATCATTACCATGTATCAAATAAAAATATAGATGAAATCGCTTCAATTATTAGAAGATGGTATTATACAAAAGTAGGAAGAGGTAATCAAGCGGTTATTGCTTATGATTATATCAAACTGACTGGAGAAAAAGTAGGTCAAAACTGGGCAGAGCATCAAGCGATTGGTGATAAAATTGACAAATTAAAAAGAATATCAGAAGAAATTAAATGTCCAGTTATCACTGCTATGCAATTAAATCGAACTGGTGAGAACTTCAATCGTAACGCTAGTCAAGTTACAGATGATAGTTCTGCTATTTCTCTTTCAGATCGTATGCAATGGTTCGCTTCATTTGTAGGAATTTTTAGAAGAAAAACTCAAGATGAGATTCAAGTAGATGGCGAACAATTTGGAACTCATAAACTCATCGCCATTAAAACTAGGTTCCAAGGTAGAGAGGGCACTGGTCATCATGATTTAGTTCGTAGAAGAACTGGAGAAAATGAATTCAAGTACTTTAATAATTATATTAATTTTGATGTTGGTAATTTTAATGTTGAAGAAAGAGGAACATTAAGGGAAATCGTTGATGCTGAAAATGAAAGACTAGATTTCGATCAAGGCAGTAACGATCAAGATGGAGAATTAATATGAACGTAGAATTAATATCAATTACAAAACCAGAAATCAAAGGGTTGAAACATGCAGAAGATTTGGTAGCTTATTGTGCGAGAGTCAGTAATCCAGCTAATCAAATGAATATTGAAACTGCTCCAAAACTATTAAAATTCTTAATTAAACATAAGCATTGGAGTCCTTTTGAATTAGTTGATATGTGTGTTGAAATTAAAACTAGTAGAGGAATTGCAGCGCAAATTCTTAGACATAGATCTTTTAGTTTTCAAGAGTTTAGTCAAAGATATAGCACAGCAAATGAATTTGAAGATATTGAACTTCGACTCCAAGGAGATAAAAATAGGCAAGTAGGAGAGATTTTAATGCCTGTTAATACAGATGCTTACGACAAGGTAAGCGAACTTTTAGTAGAGTCTTTATCTCTTTCTCAACATTGTTATGATACAATGATAGAAAATGGTATAGCCAAAGAAGTAGCAAGAATGGTTTTACCATTAACCACAGAGACAACAATGTATATGAAAGGCTCATTAAGAAGCTGGATTCATTATATAGAATTAAGAACAGAACAAAACACTCAAAAAGAACACAGATTAATAGCGGAAAGATGCAAAAAGATATTCATCAAAGAATTCTCAACTATCAGCGAGGCATTAGAGTGGAAAATATAAAAGAAGTATTATCTAATCTTGGATATGACTTAAAAGAGTACTTGAAAGAGTACAGAACAAAACCTTTATATAGAGACTCTGATAACGAAAATGTATTAGTCATTTATAAAGATAGTGGCAAATGGGTAGACTACAAAGAAAATATAACTGGTAATCTTCAAGACTTGGTAAGAATGACATTAAATCTTCCAAATAATGTAGAAGCAAAAGAATGGATAAGTAAAAAAGTCCAAACAGAAAGCTCATACACAGTTTATAAAAAGCCAGAAATTAAACAAGTAAAATGCTATTCAAATGATGTTCTTGATAAACTAGTCAAAGATCATTCTTTTTGGAAAAAGAGGAACATATCAGAAGAAACGATGAATATTTTTGGTGGAGGAATATTGACAGAAGGCAGAATGAAGGGTAGATATGTATTTCCAATTTTAAATAAAGAACAAAAATTAATTGGAGTTGCTGGAAGAGATATTCTAAATAGAAATGAAAAAATGTGTCCTAAGTGGAAATTAGTAGGAGATAAAATTAATTGGCGTTATCCACTGCAAGTTAATTCGAAAATACTATCAGAAAGCAAAGAAGTAATTATTGTAGAGAGTATTGGAGATATGTTGAGCTTATGGGAAGCGGGTATTCAAAATGTTATTGTTACATTTGGTTTAAATCTTAGCGTAAGCATATTAAATACTTTATTAGTTTTGAATCCAAGCAAAATTTACATATCATTTAATAATGATGAACTCAAAAATAAAGCTGGTAATTTAGCGTCAGAAAAAACCAAAGATAAATTATTAAAACATTTTGATAGACATCAAATACAAATAGCTTTACCAACAAAAAAAGACTTTGGTGAAATGAATAAGGAAGAAATATTACAATGGCATCAGACAATAAAAAATTAAAAGTACTTTCAGCTTCAAGGATTAAAACCTTAGAAACTTGCTCTTGGGTTTACTGGAATAACTATCATACTAAAGTCCCACAATCAAATAATGATGGAGCATTGAGAGGAACTGTTTGCCATACAATATTCGAGCTACTCTTAAATCCAAAACATAAAAGCCATTTTAATAAAATTATAAAGAATAATTCAGTTGATGGAAGCAAAGCGGTATCAAAATTAATTAAGAAATCAATGAAAAAGAGTGGTTTAGATGAATCAAATTATGAGATATTGAATGATATGATAATGGTCGGTTTAAAGCACGATTTCTTTGGGGAAAATGATGGTAAAATAGTTTCTCCAGAATATTCATTCGAAATTCAAAGTGATTCGCCAAAATATCATATCAAGGGCTTTATAGATAAGCCTATTAAATCAAAAAATAAAATGGTTATAGTTGACTATAAAAGCTCGAAAGCCAAATTCAGAGGAGATGACCTTGAAGCCAATATTCAAGCTATGATGTATAGCCTTGCAAGTAAAAAGCTTTGGCCTAAATTAAAGCCTATTGTAAGATTCCTTTTCTTGAGGTTTCCAAAACAGCCAATACAAGAGCTTGAGTTCGATGATAATCAAATCAAGGGATTTGAGCATTATTTGGAGTATGTGAATAA